GATGGGGTGAAGACTGAGTACAAGGCACCGGCGTGCATCAACATTGAGGCGGGCAAGAACCATGAGGTGGTTGCCCTGACAGACATCGTTTGGTTCTGTGTCCACGCAACGGATGAGACAGACCCGGACAAGATTGATGAAGTTCTAATTGGAGGATAACTATGCCGTGGATTGCAGCAGCGATCATTGCTTCAGCGGGCGTTAGCGCCTACCAGGCCAACAAAAGCCGACAGCAGGCGTCAAGCCAGCAACGTGAGGCGCTGGCCCAGCAAGCCGCAGATGCGGCCAGGATGCGCGAGGAGGTCACGCGCCAGACGCAGGCCTACAGCCAGCAGGCCACCTCGCTGCAGCAGCAGGCAGATCTGGCCCGCCAGCAGTTTGAGTTGCAATCGCAAACCTACCGCGATAACAAGCTGGCCATGGAGAACAAGGCCAAAGAAGTGCAAGCTGCTGCTGACGAGGAGCGCCGCAAGGCCGCGGCCTCCGAGGCTTCAGCCCTTCGCGCTCGCACTCGCGGTGGCCGTCGCTCGCTGCTGTCTGGTGAGCGCATGGATTCCGAGCTTGGTGTGGGCATGAGCCTGGGCGGCTCCTCGGGAATGTTGCAGTAATGGCTACGTTCCGTCCAACCCAAGTCAATCTAGCCAGGCTGTCGCGCCGCACGGGTGGCCTGGATAAGCTGGCGGGCGTGTACAAGCAACAGGTCGCGGATCTGACGGGTGAATACGCCAAGAGCTTCAGTGAATATCAAAGCCGCGTAAGCCAGCAAATGTCTCCATTTGAAGCGGCCATGAAGCAGTACCAGGAGGTGGCTAATCCTCAGTACCAGGCCGCGTTGTCTGATTACAACGCCAAGCTGGAGGCCTACCGCCAGCAGCTAACCGAGTTGGAAAAAGACCCGGTCATTGAGCGCCAAGGAGAAGCGTCATACCGCACTTGGTACGGCAAACAAAAAACCGAGAGGTTCACCTACTACGAGCCCAAAGAGATCCCAACCTTCAGCGAGAAAGCGCCGACTGCACCTGATGTGCCGACGGCCCCGCAGGTTGAGCAATTCACGGGCGGTGGCCAGTTTGAAGAAAAGCGTGCCCAGTTGGGCCAGACCATGCAGCGCGAGGTCGGTGAGCGCCGCGCTGCTCGCCTGCAGGCCACGCGCCGCAGCAGCCGCACGATGTTGGGAGGTCGATGATGGACAAGGTTCAAAAGGTCATGCGTGAGTACAAAGAGGGCACGCTGCACTCCGGCAAGGGTGGCCCGGTAGTCAAGAATCCAAAACAGGCAATTGCAATTGCTCTGTCCGAACAACGCCGCTCACGCGCCAAGCGTAAAGGTGGTTTGATGAAAGAGGCCTCAGCATGAAAATCGAAATCGACATTGAGAAGAACGGCGAGGGCAAGTCGATGGAAGAAGACAAGCCCGAGCTGGAGGACGAGCAAAAGGTTGCTCTTGGCAAAAAGCTGCAGAAGAACATGACGCTCACGCGCATGGAGCGCAAGCTGCTGGCTGCCTATCTGCTCAAAGAGGACTGATTGAATCATGGAATACAACGACAAAACCGGCGGGATGCGCCTGACGCCCGAGCAGATCATCAAGCGCCAAGACATCGCCCAGAAGAAGAAGGACGAGTTCCAGGCGCTATACATGGACTGCTACGAATACGCTCTGCCCCAGCGCCAGCTCTATGGCGTGTGGGAGGGCAACTACACGGGCAAGAACAAGATGACGCGAGTCTTTGACTCGACGGCCATCAACAGCACCCAGCGTTTTGCCAACCGCCTGCAGTCTGCTGTCTTCCCGCCGCAGCGCAAGTGGGCACGCCTTGACGCTGGCAGCGACATCCCTGCTGACCGCACTGATGTCGCAAAGGCTGTGCTGGAGCAGTACGGGGACAAGATGTTCACCGTCTTGCGCCAGTCCAACTTTGACATCGCCATGGGCGAATTCCTGCTCGACCTGGCTGTGGGCACTGCCTGCATGATGGTTCAGCCTGGCGACGATGTCAGCCCCATCAACTTCATCCCGGTGCCCCTGTTCCTGGTCACCTACGAGGAAGGCGCGAACGGCCAGGTGGATAACGTCTACCGCAAGATTCGCATGAAGGCTGAGTCCATCCAGCGCCAGTGGCCGGACGCCAAGATTGAGGGCCAACTGGCACGCCTGATCCAGGACAAGCCTACCGAGGATGTGGAATTGCTGGAGGCCACGATCTTTGATGCCAAGCGCGGCGACTACTGCTATCACGTTCTCTACAAGCACAGCAAGGAAGAACTGGTCTACCGCCGGCGCAAGTCCAGCCCCTGGGTTGTCTCGCGCTACATGAAGGTGGCCGGAGAGATCTACGGTCGCGGCCCGCTGCTAACAGCCCTGCCGGACATCAAGACCCTGAACAAGACCATTGAGCTGCTGCTCAAGAACGCCAGCCTGGCTGTCTCTGGGGTCTACACCGCTGCCGATGACGGGGTGCTCAACCCCAACACCGTCAAGCTGGCCCCCGGCGCGATCATCCCCGTGGCCCGCAACGGTGGCCCGCAAGGCCCTGCCCTGCTGGCCCTGCCCCGCTCGGGTGACTTCAACGTCAGCCAACTGGTCATCAACGACTTGCGCCAGAACGTCAAGCGCATCTTGCTGGACGAGTCCCTGCCGCCAGACAACATGAGCGCCCGCTCGGCTACCGAGATCGTGGAGCGCATGAAAGAGCTGTCCCAGAACCTGGGCAGCGCCTTTGGCCGGCTGATCAACGAAACCATGATTCCGCTGGTCACCAAGATCCTGGAGGTCATGGACGAGCGCGGGCTGATTGATATGCCGCTGCGCGTCAACGGCCTGGAGGTCAAGGTGGTGCCCGAGGCCCCGCTGGCTCAGGCCCAGGCCATGGACGAGGTACAGGCCATCTTGCAGTACGCCCAGATCATGCAGGGCTTTGGCGCTGACGGTGCTGTGGCCATCAAGTCCAACATCTTGCCGGACTACCTGGGCGACAAGCTCGGGGTGCCCATGGCTGTGCGTAACAACCAGGCCGAGCGTGCAGTGCTGCTGGAGGAGGCCCAGAAGGCCCAGCAAGGCCAGCTGATGGCCCAGGCTATGGCGATGCAGCAGCAAGCCGGCGCAGCGCCTATGGGGCCGCCTATGGCTGAGGAGATGCCGGCATGAGCGGCTGGGACGACCTAGACAACGCCGACCAGACCGAGGACAGGCGCGAGGTCACCCAGAAGCGGGAAGACTTGATGCGCCTGTGTCTGCGGGTGTTCGGCTCCGAGGACGGCCAGAAGCTCCTTGAGTGGCTGCGCGAGATGTATGTGGATGTGCCCGTTGCCGTGCCGGGTGCTGATCCCTCCCATGCCTTCTTTGCCGAAGGGCAGAGGAACGTGGTGCGGGACTTGATCGCACGGATTCAACAAGCAAGGAAGCTCTAACCAATGGCAGACACTAACGACCAACCCGGTGGCGACACCGGCCTATTGGACTCGGTCACCGTCGAAGACCCCAACAAACCTGCGGAACCGCAGAAAGCGGAGATTCCGCACAAGGCCGCAGACCCTGCAGCTGCAGCCCAAACCGCCGCCCCAGAAGCCCCGCCTGAGTGGCTCCCGGAGAATTTCGTCAAGGACGGCAAGCCCGACTACGAAAGCCTGGCCAAGTCCTGGCGCGACCTGCGCGGCAAGATCAGCAAGGGCGCACACAATGCACCGGCTGACGGCAAGTACGACACCAGCAAGTTTGGAGAGGCCGCAGCAGATAACCCAATGGCAAGCACCATTGTGGGCTGGGCTAAAGAAAACGGCCTAAATCAGGCGCAGTTTGACGACCTGGTTGACCGTCTGCAGACCAATGCCCAGGAAATCATGTCGGCTGATATGATCGATCCCAAGGCCGAGATGGCCAAGCTTGGCCCCAACGCGAACGCCTTGGTCAACGGGATGGTGGATTGGGCGCGTGGCCTGGTCAACAAAGGCGTCTGGGCCAAGGAGGATTTTGAGGAGTTCAAGATCATGGGCGGCACTGCCCGTGGTTTGCAGGCTTTGGTAAAGATCCGCGAGGCTTATGAGGGCCGGGTGCCCATTGAGACTGTCCCGATAGACGGCGCACCCACCAAAGACGAGCTGTACCAGATGGTGGCCGATCCCAAGTACAAGACCGATGCTGCCTACCGGCAAAAGGTCGAACGCCTGTTCAACCAGGTGATGAGCTGATTGTCTCCAAGGGCTGCCGCAAGGCAGTTGCCATTTACCCCGGCCTAACCCGCCGGGGTTTTTTTTGTACAAATCGCAACAGGGGCTGTTGACAACGTCGTTTTTTCCCTACAATCATGGCCAAGGCCCACCGCAAGGTGACCCTTGCCGCAGCGGATGCTGACGAGTGGCTGGCGCAACCAGCAAGCACAGGCCCGGATCTCCGGCTCACCGACGCGCAAAACCCTGTCCAACAACCGAATGAGGTAAATCATGAGCGTTTCTCTGTCGAACGCCTTTGTGACCCTGTTCGACGCTGAGGTCAAAC